CTCATCATTGTCTCAAACGGATATGTCTTAATTAAACCCTCATTAATGTTTTCATTGCACATATCAATGGACAACGGATTGTCATAAGACACACTAACTTGTTCTTCAAAAAGACTCCTATATTGATGGTCTGAAATCCTAACTCTTTTACTCATTACTGTTTGCAGCTTTTTTTAATTTTTCCATAAGGTCGGAGTCAGATGTAATGGAATTACGCCAGTTCATATAAGCATCACGGACTTTACCAATAGTTCTAGCATTTGTTTCACTTAATTGCATAGCATCGCACCATAAATAACAGCCATCAGCCCCAGAAGGGTCTGAGTATCTAAACTGGAACGTCAAATTTAAAGATGGGATTTTACCATCCAATGTCATATCATTGGCATCTGGATAATACTTTAAAGCATTTGATTCAAATGTCACATTGTCATTTATCGCTTTTCTAATTGCTTCTTCTTGTGATGTCCTCACGTCACCAAACTGAGGTGTATTCTTATTGATGTCGAAAGTTTTCTTGTGGTCATCATCTATTTTCTCTTCCTCTGTCAAGACTTTTTTTTTATCATTTACAGCCTCTTCCATTAGAATTTTTGACCTTGTAATGAAATTATCATTCTCTTTCTTCTCATTAACAAACACCTTAGATGCCTCTACCTCTTTAGTGTATCTACCTTCTCTAAGGGTCGCTAGCATCTTCTTTGTAATACTCATTTCACTTGCCATATTAGTAATCCATTTCTTGACCATTCCAGAGATAACCAAACATATTATCTATTCTTTGATTGACCCTTTCATTATTTACTTTTTTAATTTCTGTAATCTTTTCTTTAACTTTCTCAACATTTTCTTCTTCTGGCTCATTCTCCACCACAACTGACTTATCAGACTCCTTATACAAATCCTCATAATTTAATTCAGGGACTTTTACATCAACGATTTCCTCACTATGTACTGGTTCAATTATTGCCACTTCTTCTGTTTTTTCAACCTTTTTATCTGCAACTTTTTTTGTTGTTTTTTTGGCTGTAGTTTTTTTTACGATTTCTTTTTTTGCCATATTGTTATAATTTTATTTTATATAAATATTATTAAATGAATAAATCTTCTATTTTATCATCACATAATAATATTTTAGAACGGAGTTTCCTCAAAGCCTTTAACTTTACTTGCCTAACCCTTTCGCTACTAAGTCCATATTTTTTGCCTATATCTGTAAGAGTTAGTTCTTTCCTATCGTTTAGCCCATAATAATTCTCAATAATGTCTCGTTCTCTGTCTGATAATGAACTAATTAAATCTGAAATAACGATTCTCTGATTCTCATTTATTTCTCTAGACTTCTCATCTATTTCGTTTGAAAAGGTTTCTTTTGTTTGTACATCATCTTCATCATCCTCAATAAACTTTTTATCCATTGAGGAATCATTATCTGTATTTGGCTCTATCTCAACGAAATTAATGGCATTTTTTTTCTTTATGGATTCAAGCATTGCTTGTCTAATCCACCAAACAGCATATGATATAAACTTAACATCTTTAGATTCATCGAATTTATCAATTGCTCTTAGTAATCCCATGTTTCCATCTGATATTAATTCAGAAATAGATACTCCACGACCAGTATAATGTTTGGCAACATCGAAGACGAATTTTAGATTGGCTTCCAATATTTCATTTTTAGCTTTTAAATTACCCTTCTTACATTTTTTCAGTAATCGTCTTTCTTTCGCTTTTGTTAATGGTTTATATTTTTTTAAATCGTCATAATAAACTCTGACAGTTTCTGTAAAATCATTAGCATATTGGTTCATATTGATTGGTAATATTAACATTATTTCAAAACAATCTTTGAAATATTATTTTCTTTTTTAACTACAACATTATCATCACACCAGTCTTTTATCTCATCATTATGGCTTATTATCCATACAAAATCGTATGACTCGGCAATTTTATGGCATAAATGTTTTATATTGTCATAATTTTCTTTTGCTACACGTCCAAAAATTTCATCCCAAACAACTGCATTCATTCTTGGTATCGTTGACATATCAGCTAACACTGCTCTCAGTGCCAATGCTGATGCTGTAAGCTCAAATCCGCTACCACTACTTAGGTCTGAATAAACCCCATCCTTTACAAGATAGAACATAACCTCATTCTTTAGGTTAATTCCGACCTCTATATCAAAGTCACATACATCGCCAAGCAACTGAGCCAACCTTGCATTTATAATAGGTAATGTCTTTCTGAGTACCATTTTAGTAATACCGTTTTTACCGACAAGCTCAAGATAAATCTTCCAATTCTTAATTAAAACCTCTTCCTCCTTAATTTTATTGATAAGTTTCATTCTAGTTTCAATCTGCTCTCTCTGGTTCTTCATATCAGATTCATTCTTTGCAATGAAAGAAGAATTACTTTCTCTTGTATTTCTCTTGTCACGAATAAATGCGTCAGTATTTCTAATCTGGATGTCTATTTCATTGTTCTTATCAATAGCCTCACTATTTTTCTCATACTCATCTTTTATGTGTTTCTTTTCCTTATATTCGTTCCTCAAACGCTCTACATTTACTTCTAATGCAGACTTCTTGATAGTCAATTGTGACTTCTTTGTAAATAGCTCTCTATTTACTTTCTGCTTATCTATCTTCTCTTGTATTGCTTTTTGTTCTTCTCTCTTTTTTTTACCCTCATTACTAATGTCTTCTACCTCATGCCCCAATATACAAAGTTTTGCTTGGTCGAAATTCTGCATTTCCCTTCCACAAACTGGACACAATCTACTTGACTGAAGGTGCTTGTAATTCTTGTCTGCCGTTCTATATCTCTCAGTTATTACAGCAATCTCAGAATTTACCTTAGATAATTCCTCTTGGAGTTTGTCGTACTCTTCTACTGAAAAATCAACCTCTCCAATTTCTTGTATCTCTTTGTCAATTAGTTTTATTTCCTCACCTTTTTTCTTACCTTCGGCAACATCATTTGCCATCCTAGCCTTGAGTGTGGTAATATCAATCTTCAGAAGATTCTCGTCAATTTGCCTCTTAGAAGATAGTAATGCTGATTTATTGTTTTCTAGATTGGCAATTTCTTTTTCTAAATTAGAATTCTCCTTAATATATTTCTTATTCTGCGCTGCTAGAGTCTTAATATTCAATTCATAAGCACTAATCTCTTGTCTTAATGTCTCTTCATTAAACTGGTTCGATACCAACCTTGTTTTAACCTCTGAATTGAATTTCTCCCTAGCAAGAATATCTTTTTCCTCAATAGGTAGCAAACCAATCCACCTTGACAGCAATCTGCCTCTTTCAGCTTCTTTCTTATTAACAAGGTCATCCAATGAAGACTCTGTGACAGACATAATCAAATCGAAATCGCTCTCCCTACCTATCGCCTCTTTAATAACCTTATTTGTCTGGATACTATTCTCTTCTTGCTGATTGTCTATATAATCTTCCAACTCTTCCTTATTCTCACCAACAACCTTGTAATATTCTACCCTCTGTGTGGTTTTACTCTTGGAAGTTCTCTTATCGAGAGCTGGTCTTGATAACGTTCTTTTAATAATGTAATCAACGCCATCAATATTTATACAACCTTCTACAACAACGTTAATCGCTTCAAGTATATGTTTGTTGAATATCTTATCTTGTGTTGCAACCTTGGTAGTTTTTCCAAACAACAAGAAATGCAGCAAATCTATGGCAAATGTTGTCTTACCACTCTGATTTGCTGGCTCACCACTCAACAAAACAAGATGCTTGATACTTGTGAAGTCGAAATAGTTATCCTCACCATAACTTAGAAAATTGCTCCACTTAATCCACTTGATAGAATATCTCCTATACTTGTCGTATACTTGATAGTCAATCTGGGCATTTATCTCAGAGTCAATCTTCTTTATTAACTCGAAGTCATAGTCAGTTATCTTATTGACATTGAGATAGTCTTGGAACAATTTTAATTGGAACTGAGGGTCTTGAATATTCTGAATGATGTCAGTTGCCAATGCAATATCCCCACTACCATCATTTGATATAATAAATTCTGGTATGACTTTTATTCTATCCTTTGGAATTTCATATTTCTTGCTAGCTTTAGCAATCAACGAATTAAGCTTCTCCTTAGAGAAATCATAAGGAGAAACCTTCCAGTGGATATTAATCTTTGATTTACTTTTTACGTCAATCATTACTGTTTCTTAATAATTCGTATTTTTCTTACTGTTACATTTTCTTTTCTTTCTTCAGTTGGTTGACTTTCTTCTTCTGAGTTGTCAACAAATCTGCTGGGATGTCCTTCATCCTGTTTTCTCTCATCCTCTGTGCGAGATTCCTTTTTCTTTGTATTTGAGGCATTTTTCTTAATGTCTTTAATTCCGTTATTTTCCCTGTCAATATTGTCCTTTGGTGACACACCAAACTTAACGATATTAAAACCTTGCATTGCACATCTGTTTGCAAATGCGTTGATGTCTTCGATACCGTTAAACTCGCAATAAGACCTAATAGATTTTTCTAATGTAGGATTAATATATAATCTAGCCATTTAACATCTTTTTGCAAATATATATAAAATTTATATAAATTCCAAATATTTGTTAAATTATATTTAAATCTATAATAAATTATATATACTTTAATATATAAAGACTTAATATATTATGGATAAGAATGGAAATAAAATAGCTTTAGGATTAGATGTAAGTACTGCATGTATAGGTATCTGCATACTCATTGACGATGGTTCTGAGTATGGCAAGATTGTAGAACTAACTCACATAAACCCTAAAGTACCAACAAAGATAAAAGGTATTGAACAACTGTTTTTAAAGAAAAAAATTTTTGAGGAATTCTTAGTTAAATATAAAGATTTCGGCATTGATGAGGTAATCATTGAAGAGCCACTTTTAAGGTCAAACAATGTAAATACTGTATCTACCCTCCTACGTTTCAATGGAATGGTTTCAGACTGCGTTTACAATGTTCTAGGCATTGTTCCCCAATATATCTCTTCATATGATGCAAGAGAGTATTCATTCCCAGAACTTATGTCGATTAGGAAATATGGTAAGGATGAAAAACAATATGAATTCTCAAAGATTCATAAGGAAATTAAAGACTGTAAATTAGTTCTATTTGGCGGTTATCCTTGGACTATTGATAAGAAGACTGTAATTCAAGGTAAAGTATCAGAGATATTCCCAGATATTGATTGGTTGTATAATAAAAAGGGAGAATTGAAGAAAGAAAACTTTGATGCTTGTGATGCTTACGTAGCTGTTCTAGGATATTTGAACAAATCTAAAAATGGCGAGCTTAAATTCTCTAGTGAAATTATCGGAGAATCAAACGATGGAAAAGGAACAAGAGAGATTTTGTACATTGTTAAATATTGGAATAAAACTGAAGAAAGAAAGACTTTCATAAACTATTAAAAAAAGAAAAGCGAGATTCAATAAAGAGTCTCGCTTTTTGATTTAATATATTGCGACATTAAATGTCTCTAATTTTTTATGTGAATTCATCATTGCATGGAATTCAGCTTTGAGTTGTTCAATTGTTTTCTTTTTCTTTGTATTACTTGGCGGTGGTACTCTATCAGCCCATTCAAAACCATCAATACTTTCACTATCATATGCTGTCGCATATTTAAATTTAGAATGCGTACCATTCCAATAGAAAAATTCAGACTTGCATATGTTCTTATCTAGGTATATAACTTTTACATCTATATTTTTCCAAGAAGCATAATTGAATGATAACTGGTCTCTGTGAGACCCATTTTTCAACTCCTTAAACCAGCATTCCATTAATTTAATACAATCTGGTTTATTATGTTTCCTCAACATAATGTTGCTTTGTAGTAGACCATACTTCTCTGGGAATCCTTCTTTCCTATACCTCTCCATTTGTGGCCTAGTTATATCTGATTTATCCTTACCCATTTTAACAACGGCATTTGCTTCTGCATAAATACAATTTCTTTGTGGATGTTTTGGAACATATACTGAGCAATCAGATGTCATTACGCTTTTAACAAACTTATTTAGGTCTCCTTTTAGTGCAACATTACCGTCAACCCAGATTGACATATCATATTCACTAAGTAATAGATGAGGGTTTATCTTAACAAATCTCTGCTTTTTAACTTGTGACAATCCTTCTGTTTCTTTTGGCAACGGTCTTATATCCCAAACATCACTTGTCATTGCTTTATTATCTGTAAAGCATATATAATCAAACCCATCTGTGATAAATTTTGGATTAGAAAGATAGTCATAATTGCCTGTTATACAAGTATATACGACTTTTTTATTTTTTTCATTAGACCAATACTTTTTGAGCATTTTAAGCCATTCTTCAGGAGTATATTGAGGCTTTTTTCCAATTTTATTCCAAGAACCATGACCAAAATGTACCACATATTCATTGCATTTTATTGGCCTAGATGGATAGTTTTTTGTACCAATATAGAAACCGCCACCAGTATCATATCTATCTGCTACACCATCTTTCCATAAACCGTGCATGTAGTTATCATCGAAATAGTGTACACCCTTTTCTTTACACATTTTTACATTGATATAGCATATGAACGGTAACACTCTTTTTACAGAAGAATTTGGTTGAGTTATAACTTCGCCAGTAAAAATTGTTTTATCATCAATTAAGTTAGAAATGTCTCTTTTTAATAATACATCTGAATCTAGTAGTATAAATCCATCATTAATAAGTTCCATACATTTCTCCACACTATAACAATGTTTAGCACTACCCCATTTGTTAAGTCTTCCACCAGACTTTTTTCTATTTGGATATTTTTCAAGCCATTTGTCAAAATCAATTATCTGACCTTTTGTATTATCAAAAACAGTTACATTATCAAACTTAGCTGTAAATGGTTTTTCGTTACTGTTATCAAAAATGTAGATAACAGCATCCTCTACAAATAAATTAATACTCCTTACCAAGCACTCAGTAAGGTAAGGAGTATTGTAATGTATTATTAAAATGTTTTTTTTCATACTTAACTATTTGCCCAATTATTATTGTCATTTGGGTCAATTCCTTGACGAAGAAGATACTTTGCAGTAACTATTTTATACTGTTTAGGGTCTAAATCATTATCAACCAAATCAACAGTGAAATAATCATTTTTAAATTGCCTTAATTCGCTTGGGTCATAACCAGAATAATCCCAACCATTTACTATCTTGTTTGTGGCTTTATTCACAGCGAAGTGGGAATAACCTTGATTGTTTTGGAACGTCTCTTCCTTAATGGATTTTCTAGCTTGTTTGGATTCATTTGACCAGCCTTTACCCTTTACATAGTGGCTATTTCCACTGTTAAAGTCTTCAGCATCCTTTTCAGCATCACGGAACTTCCTACCCATTTCCTCGTCACCATAGAATTCCTCTGGAGTTGTATCATGTGCATAATCCCACATTCTAGTCCTTCCATAACCACCATCTTTTCCATATTTTTTACTCATATGATACACATTATGGTTTAATCTATGTGGATTCTCATCCCCAAAATCATGGTCACGTGAGCCGCTTACAGAAAAATCATCCATGCTATCTAAATTTATAGCACCATTCTCACCACCATAACGTTTATCGTATTGTCCTTCTAATCCATATTTTTTGTCAAATGCGTCACGAGCAGCATTTCTGAAATCATAAGACCTATTCCATTGATGTGCTGTATGAGGGTTGTTTGCCCTAAACTCATCATTTTTCCTAGCAGCATTTGCGTATGTCTTCCAATCAAGCTCTGACAGTACGTTTTTTATGGATTCTTCAATAAAGTTATGAAGGTCTCCTTCTGTTAATCTTAAAATCTTTTTCATTGTATTCTTTAGAAATCCTTTAACCAAACTGCTTTCTGCAAACCTTCAGAAAGCTCATTATTATTTGTTCTATATAACTCTGCTGCGGTTGTACCACTTGCGTCATCTATATTACTCTGGCTATTATAGTCTTTGTCACCGAATACACTGCTTACTTTGGTGATGTCACAGTATGCACCAACAGCATAGTGACCATTAGCACCGAATATAACTGAATCTTCATCCAAATGCATTGCCATAGCCTTTAAAATATCACTATCTTTGAATTTTTTAGTTTCCATAATTTATTTATATTTTATCTTTATGTACCAGTCTTTCTAACTTCTCCATTTCTACCGTAATAGAATGTTTCTCCGTCCTTTAAAATAATGTTAGGCCAATTTTTTGCATAACCATGATAATTTGCTTGCATTGCTCTCCACCACATTCCAGCATTTAATACTTTTCTTTCAATTTCTGACAACTTATCTTGGTTGTCATATAATTCTTGCATTTCTTTTTCCGAATAAATGTGGTCTTGTGGCTCTTCATTAACAAGTGGGTTTGGCGTTTCTCTTTTTTTACCAAACCAACCCTCATTAACTAATATTTTACGCACAGATTCTTTTACAATTCTATGTAAATCACTTTCTGTTAGCCTAATTATCTTCTTTTCCATTGATATAACCAATTTAGAAATAAATATCTAGAAATATTTGTTTTTTTCATTTTTTTAACATATCTTTGCAAACAAAAACCAAATTAAAATAAAATATGAGCGTAATAGCATTTAAGATTTTTGAAGACAAGATACAAGTTGCATTTGATGGAAGATGCTTGCAAAATGACTTAATAGAAAGTGAAAACTATATTAAAGCATACAAGTTGTCAAACGTATTGATTATCGGTGTTACTGGCAATGCCGACACAACTCTTATGTTTAAAGATTTCGTTGATGTCAACAAACGAGTGTTCGAGCAAATTAAAAACAGCAATGATGCAATACCAATGATGATTAGATTTAAAGATGCATTAATTGAACGTTATGGCTTCACTGAAGATGACCTTAAGAATTTGGGTGGATTCATGATAATCAACAAATTCTATCACGCCGTTTTCTACTTTGACGAAAATACGTTAAGGCCATACCCAATATATGACACAGTTGACTATGGAGCATTTGGCTCTACTAGAATCTATACATCAGCACTACTCGATGTTGGCTGCTCATTGGAAGATGCAATTAAGATGTCAGCAAAGAAATATACATCAATCAACGATAACGTGACAATCCTAGAAATTGAAAGATAAATGCAAGAAATAGAGAAACTTTACAACATACTAACGGTATTCCTTGGGGAAGCGAAGAACGGTTTTGACGAAAAAAACCTACAGTTCCAATTCCCTTGCCCACACTGTATTGAGAAATATGGGTGGCAAGAAGGCCGTAAGTATAATCTTGAAGTATCACTGGAACGTGGTGTTTTCCAATGTTGGAAGTGTAGTTCTGAAGGTGATGACCTCATGCATGGTTCAATTAAAAAATTAATCAAGGCATTCGGCAATGAAACACTCCTTAATGAATATATATCCATTATCCAATCTATTAGGGATAGTGAATTATACAAGCTTCATTTCCAAGACTTTGACACAACCATAATCGAAAAGGAAGAGCTTAAATTCCCATCAAGTTTCAAACCATTCAAACAAGGTGAAAAAAATAACTATGGGGCATTAAAATACCTTCAGAATAGAGGAATTGATTGGGATATTATAGAAAAATATAAAATAGGATATACAGAGAAAGAAGAAGAAAATAAAAAAAGCTCTTTCCGTATTATTATACCGTCTTATAATGCCATAGGAGAGCTTAACTATTGGGTTGGTAGGGATTATCTACCTAAGTCAGATAAATTCCCATCTAGGATAAAATATGACAATCCAAAAGTAGAGAAAAAAAACATTATATTCAATGAGGAAAAAATACAATGGGATGCTGATATAACGCTCGTAGAGGGTGCGTTTGACCACATTGTAGTACCTAACTCCATACCACTGCTAGGAAAGGCTCTAGACAAGGATTACAAGCTTTATTGGGATATAATCACAAAAGCCAATGCAAAGGTTAATATCTTCCTTGATGGTGATGCATACGGAACTGTTAAGGAGATATACAAACTATTGAATCATGGTAGGTTGTATGATAAGGTGAGGTATATACCAGTAGGTGAAAAAGATGACCCATCTTCTTTATATCAAAAAGGTGGGTATAAAAAAATTGCTGAACATTTAGCGAATGCCCAGCAAATTAAAGAGGTGTATCTGTACTAAATATGTTTCTTATTATCTAGTTCATTTATGAATTGTATTTTTTTGATTGGCTTAAAGAGTATTTCTGAAAGCCAATCGAAACCATTTGTTGGTAGTGTCACCAAAAGATAATATAATGGCCTTAATAAGAACCTATATAATAAATACATAACTATGAATAATGTTATTGCTTGTGACATAAATGGTGTAATAAAAACACTATCATCACCATCAGTCATCAACCACTTAACAAATGATTTGTGGAATTTGAATTTTAATGATAAGAATATATATGTATAGTTAATTATTGGGCAAACTATACTAGTGGTAATAAATAAAATAAAAAAAACCTTAATCATAGATATTCCTTATTACGTTCTACAATCTTAGCCATTTTCTCTGTAGTATTCAAAGTGTCTGTTTACTTCGCCATTGGCATTCTTGCAAGGCATAAGTCCAAAAGGACAAATATCTTTTAATGCACACTTCTGACAATTGTTAGAGTTATCATTCTCTACAACCATTAGTCTTCTTCCGAAAATTTCAATCATAGTTTTATTGCTTTTGTTCGTGGTGCAAAGATACGAAAAAAAATTGGAGTGACCAAATAATCACCCCAATTTTTAACATAATTTAATAAAATTTGTTGATATAATCACTAATGTATATCCTCTTACCTTCTTCATTGAAGAGTTTATAAGTAGATATACCATTTTTATTTGTAGTCCACTCTACTTTGGAATACGGCATGTACTTCTCAATAGAAGACCATGTAATGTCATCTTCACTATATATTCTAGACATATCATTTAAACTTAATAAATCGTTATTTATTCAAATTTAAAATCATTCAAACGGTTAAGCCACCCACGTAAGAACTTTTTCTTGCCACCAGTTGCAATAGCTTCAAAATGCTTTTTTCTCCTATTCCAAAGCTTTTGAAACAACTCCTTTTGATTTGGGTAGTTGTTAATCGCTGCAATTGTCTTCGGACCTACTACACCATCATCTTTAACACCCAAAATCCTTTGTGGAAATTTGATACCATATACGCCACTAGTCCAATACCAATCAACAAGAAGGTTTGCAATTGATTGATTCTTGATTGCATCACCACTCCATTTATTCCAATAGCGCTGTATGAATATGCTGTCCCATTGAGAATCCGTAATGTTGCGTAAATCCTTACACGTTTTAGATTTGCCGAAATACGACCTATAAGTGCCTATTGTAACACCTTTCATGGTGCATCCGCCAGAATCGTTAGGGTCATTAGCCCAACCGCCTTCCCATTTTAAAATAATGGGTTTCAATTTCTTATAACTTGCCATAACTTAATATTTTTACAATAAATATTTTGTTTTTTAACAATTTTTATATATATTTGCAAAAATATGTATATGTTATGGAAAATATTAAATTAGTTATACATTGTGCCGACATTCATATAAGGTTAAATCAAAGAATGGAAGAATATGTTAATGTTCTTGATAATTTTATAAAAAAATGTAAAGAAATTACAAAAAATTATGAAAGAAAAGAAATAAGAATTGTAATTTGTGGAGACTTACTACATAGCAAAAATCAACTTAGCCCTAGTTTGATTACAATTGCTAGCTTCTTCCTAAGACAATTGGAAAAAATCGCTACCGTCATTGTAATCGCTGGAAATCATGACTTGGTTGTAAATAATACCTCTAAAATTGATTCTATAACAGCACTATTTGATACAGCAAACTTCCAAGACTGTAAATTCTTAGATAGTATGCTAGGATACGAAAGTGGGTTTGTTGAGGATGATAATGTCGTATGGGCTTTATACTCCATATATAGCGGATATAACCCGCCAAACTTCAACGACCTAACTGTATATGATAAAACAGTTATTGGATTATATCATGGAATGGTCGTAGGTGCTTCACTTAATAATGGAACAGTTGTTGACAGTGGTGTTGAAGGTAGCATATTTGATGGATGTACTTGTGTTATGGCTGGAGATATTCATAAACGGCAAGTATTAAAGCGTGGTGATATTGAAATAGTATATCCTGGTTCATTAATTCAACAGACATTTGGTGAAACTGTTTCGCAGCATGGATTTGCTGTGTGGGATATTGAGCATATGACACATGAATTTATAGACTTAAAAACAGATTATGGATTATACGATATTGAAATAGAATCTCTTGAAGATTTGGATGAAGATAAAGAAAAGCTGATTAACTTTTGAGGTTAATCAGCTTATTTATTAACTATCGCTAGCTCCAACATACCTTATATCAACAATTGATGTGGAAGGTATCATCTGTGTTAAATAATTCATGACAATATCATCAAGATATTTCAGTTCACACTGGCCTTGATTAGAATGCCAAGGTTTGTGTAAGTAGAATGTAATGGTCAATCTCTTATTGTTAATAATCTGGTCAGTAACATCATCTACATTTTCACTAGTATACCCACTATAAGGTGAACCTCCAATCATAGCTGTGTCACTACTCAATGTATAACTGCTGACACTCATGTCCTTATCCAATTCTTGATACATGTGTTCTAATTCACTTCTTTTGAACTCATTTAAACCATAGAAATTAACTGTTTCAGCACTAGTTGCAGCAGACCAAGGACTAGTTTCATCATGCTTTTCATAATAGCTTCCGAAATAATGTAATTTGGAATCACCAGATATAAGGTATGGACTATATTGTTTTATATCTTCATTGTCATCAATGAGGCCACTGAATCCAATTAATGAAATTTCATTGTCCATATCGTTATAGAAAGATTCATAACACCTTTCATCAAACAAATCATTGTCTATTGCATGTTTGAATAATCTCTTGAAATACGTGAAATACTCGTGGCCACTGTCATATATCATATTACCATTGTGAGGGTTATTACCTTCATAATAGTTTTTAATGGTGTTAATCCTTATATATTCTGGGTCATTTGGATACAAAATTCTCCATCCCATTCCATCACCACTTACTGACATTCTGTTTGAATAATAAGTGTCATCAATAATGAAATAGTTCGTAGCGGCACTAGTTATCTCATCATTAAACAATAGGAAGCTATCAATGGTATAATATTTATCATCATCTGCATAACAAACAAATTGTGGCTTTTTATCTTCGCGTATATATGCCTTTACTTTATATCCATACTCTTTATCTTCCAAACTATATGTTGCCACATTGCCGCTTTCATCATAGACATGTATTTCTTTATCAAAGAACAAATCATCGCCAACTTTAATGTAATTGTCGTTCTTTACAAGATTAACATATTTAAATGGCTTATCTGGGTGAAACTTATCATATTCGTAATTAACATCATATACTTGATTGTTTATAATAGCAACCTCCTTACTAAAATCAGAAACATAATAGATAGTTCCATTGGTAAGTACATCAATTGGAATTGTAATTAAATCATTTAATGTATCAACCCTCTTGATATTTCTTATCGTTTCTTTATATATTGGGTTATTGTCTATTACAGTACCATCTTCTTTAGTTTCTCCACTTTCTATAAATTCTGTATATGCTATATTATCATCAACGTCAAATTGAAAATTGTAACGTGTTCCACCGCTATTCTCAACCGTCTTAGCTAACCAACCCCCATCCATCTGGAAGTATGGATTTCCATCTAACTGTTCATATTTACCAAAATGTGGGTATAAAAATCTTCTACGTACAGGTTTATTAGTTTCTGCTATTTTAAAAGCTTTACTAACACTATCAGTAACACTTTGAGCACTACTTGGGTCAGAATATAATGGGCTTACTTCAATATAAGCTTTATTTTTTACTTTTATCTCACCATTATCATATTCATAATTACCATTTTCATCCTTTACAAACTCCAAATCTTCATATCTGCTAGATACAAGTAGTCCTTGATAAGATTCATAGTTTGGTTGAGCGCCATACTTTGTATAATTAGACGTTGACCTATAATCATACACAATTGTCTTTGTTGAGTTAAGCCAATCATAACGATACATCTGATGCACGGCATCCCACTTCTCTTCTATTCTTTCAGCAAATGATGAATACTCTGTTATATCATAGTCATAAGTAACACCACTATTTGTGCAGCCACTGTATAAGTTTTCTACCCAGTTTTTACTCTTGAGCCCAAACATACCTAATATCATTTCAACACCTTCAATAGTGCCTTTATGACGCAATATGTACGGTGAGTTTATCGACATTCTACGCATAAACTCATTATTTGCGTCAAGATATGTGTATTTCCTTTCATCAGTAAAACTTTTAATTCTGTTTCTAACTCTATTTGGCCCTGTATATTTATCACATTCATCATAGTATGTACTACCACTTCCACTTGCATTAACATATCTATATACATCGCCATAATAACAAACCTCATTTCCTTTATCTGAACAACAAGAAATAAAATATCCTTCTGGGTAATCATCAATCCATTCCTTTGTATAAGGAGATACTTCTTTCTTTGTATTTTGTGAGAATTGTCTAATAAACCCACAATCAGAACTACCACTTAATTGGAAATTCTCGCTATAATCATCAATAACTGTATTTCCACTAAGTTCTTTAAGGTCATAAGGATATACAAGACATACATCCCATCCTTTATTCTCAACCTCATCAATTAAGAAATAATCTGGTATATTACTTCTTTCATCATATGTGACCCTACCAACATTCTTAATATTGTTGATGTGTGACAATATTTCATCAAACTCCCTAGCGAATATTCTCAAAGCTTTCTGCATTTTCTCACCGCCATGAACATATTCTGTTTCATCACCATATGTGAATTCACGTGTATATGTCCAATCAAAATTTTTGATGGCTTCATGTGTCATCGAACGCCAAAGGTTATCAGTGAAATATTCGTCATAGTAAGAGCCTATTTCAGCCAATCTAACAGTATAATCACTATAATTGTCAGATGAAACATCTAGATTATATCCACCTTTATCAGCTTTAGGAAATTCAAATGTTTCCATTTCCCTGTAATATCCATTTTCACTTTCTTTGATTACAGAGAACATTGCTTTATATTTAGGTGTGGTATTTCTATCTAATATTATCTTCTCGAAATTACTACAGCTATTATAGAAATCTACTATGAACTTTTCTAATGGCCTAATGTGTACTTCATTTGAGCCTTTGTCAGAAAGATATATAATATTTCCATTATCCCCAACCCAAACGCCAATAACTAAACTATTTGCTGAGACGCTTGCAGCTTGGTAGCCCTTGCAAGGAGTAACTACATAGCATTCCACGTTACAGCATTTTGCGCCGTGCCCAACTGTATATGTATTTGCACTATCCCCACTTGCCAATTCGTCTCTTTTTAGATATGCGTCAGTTTTGGCAGAATATACTACTCCACTTCTAGGGTCACATTTTATTCCGTTTTTTTCTACCCAATATCCTTTATCATATTCATTGAACTTAGTTCTAATTTCTCCAGATGAAGAATTAAAGCTATCAACTAACAAATCATAGCCTTTAGAGCCATCATCATCTGGCGTACTATAAGGCGTATCTTTATATTTACTTTTTTCTGTGATGGTATCATTGTCGTTTTCCATCCACCACACCTCATTGGTTTTTTCTTCATTGAAATATTTTGATAAAACCTCTGGTTTTAACCATTCATAGTAAAACGCATCACCGCCAAAAACATTATCTAACGCTTCTTCTTTTTTTACAACTTTAATAAAATTTCTTGTTACCCAATTAGTAATTTCTGTGCCGCTTTCGGCATCACCATCAATTACTTCGTAGTTTTTATAGCCATTATCAGCAAAATATTTCAATGATTTTTCATCAATAGGCTTCTTGATACTGTGTATGTTTATACCAAATGGATTAGATACTATTGTATGTGCAGAATCACCAAGTAATACGTTTGTTTCAATTTTTTCACCATCTACAGTTATACCAGATGTATAATATGCATTTTCATCTGTTGGGAGATATAATTCCCCAGGAAATTCTTGTATAATATGGTTAATTGCGGCACGGAACATTTCAGTTAAAGACCCATAATATGCAAAATCACGAAAATCATAATAGTCTTGTTTTAGGACTATTTTAACATCATTCTGGTCTTCAAACTCACTAGTCATTCCACTGATGGTTTCAAGAGTCCAAGTATCACCACTTTCATTCTCTTTCCACTTTGTCTTATTATACTGGTTAGCAATTTTACCATCATTTCTTACTGTTATGATGAAATTGCTGCTTTTGTATATTGGAATTTGGCCAGGAGCAAACTGGTTGACACCTCCAATAGTGGTGATGTCACGTTCCCATATAGTACCATCAGAAATGTCTTGATGCCTTTTCTTTAATACATAGTTTGAATGTGATTTTATTAAAGCCATATCATTTATTCTATTTTATCACTAATTGTCTGACTGAAATCAATGCTGTTTTTCTTATTCTGTTTAACTTCATATACTGGATTACCAGTGTATTGGTCTTTAAGTGTAAAGTGTTCTGCTTGATGATAAATTTCGTTCTCGTTGTTGAATGTTGTGACAAGACCGTTATCCAAATCTCTCAACTGGCTATTCTCCAGCATATAGCTGATTGTGTCAGCATCATGTGTTGTCATTTCAATATCAAGCTGTATCGGCTCAAAGAATGTATTCACTAACAATATCTTTTGTGTTGGTTTACCTATATATGGAAGGGCGTTATCCTTAAACGTTGGTGCTGACGATGGCGATACTGTTACGAATATCAAACTAGAACTATCCTCATAACGATAGGTATATGACTTATCACTAGAGCTATTTGGAGCAGAAACTACTGGTTCACATTTATTATTTGATGTGATTATCCTATAATAGTCTTGTCTGTTACCATTTTCATCAAGATATATAATCCTATACCCCACAAGCTCGTTGTTCTTCCTAGCCTTTGTACTTATGCTAGAATTCTGTATCTGGGTTGTATCCAATACCAATCCCCTAACGTTAGGGAATGCAGTAAGATTACCTACATCAGTGATGACTGCTTCAATCTCTCTAGGTTTTATATACACCGTGTAGAAGCCTTTCCTATTGAACATACTAAGTGGTAGTTGAAGGTTATACATACCCTCAACATATTTGTCAACATCGTTATCTTGCTGTTCCCTCTCAGCTTGTGTTAATATACTAGAATCAAGATGCCTGAAATTAGTTATTGAAAGCGAATCATAGCTTCTAGTTTCGTGATAGCAATATGATATATCAACTAGGTTAGGTATATCAACATTTGCTATGTTAATTGGTATTGTTGTACCATATGCTCCGACACTCATAATATTTTGTTTTGTTTAACTTTCCATTATTTTAAAAAAATTATTCCCATAATTAATCAAAGCCTCTAGGCTTGTAACCTCGCCAAGTTTCAAATGCTTCTCGAAAGCAGCATTTATTCCTCTGTCTATATAAATATCTGAGTCCACATTTTCTAGTGTGGATATTCCAAACCTATATTCTTCCCTATAAACTGGGAATACCTCTAGCCCATTATGCGTTATCATATCGCCACTATAATTATGGCTGTATGTATCTTCAGTACAACTAGTAAACACATTTATATTAGCTTTAAAATTAGCCATAGGTACTGCATACTCAGAATCATATTGTGATTCATCAACCCTTTCAAGGTCTTGTGTTAACACATATACATATACAGGATAACTGATGGAATGATTACATGGGCTGTTTTCTAATGTAGGTAATGTAGAACCACTATTGCTTGGTTTCTGTAGGTAATACTCCCAATTTGTTTTAACGAACCTAACAGTTTCCTTGTATTCTACACCATGATTTTGATATGGTTCACTCCTACCGCTAGATGCTAAATTGTATGTACTACCATACCTTCTAGAAAGTGTAGCACCTTTATAATATGTAATGTCACAAGATATATCATCGTGCATAAGAGTTCCACCACTTTCTAATTCAGTCTTTGCACTTGTGGAATATGTTATTGCACTTAATGATGTGTAGCAAGGGCATTTAGCTGATGTACTTTTATTGGTTTTGGTCACTGAGCTTGTTTCTTCATTATATTGGCATTCAACATAATCAATATGTACGTAATCATCACCAGATAGTCTAACTCTAGTTAAAGTGTCTTTAACTTGTTCATCAGAGAAATCCTTATAATAGAAATCCATTTCTGTTATAATATCTCCAACAAAATAATTGGTATTACCAGTTAGTTTATCAATATCATCCTCTGTTTGACTAAATCTTTGTATATTTGCTGTATTTCCAACTTGGAATATTAACTCCAATTCAGTGCCTTCTGGTGGTTGATGATTTAATATTTCATCAGTGTGGTAATCATATATTCCTTCTATGTTATTT